CCCGGCCTGCCCCTCGAGGGCAACATCCTCCCCGTTCCGCAAGCGCCCATTCCGGGCGACATCACCCTCTACGCGGCAACCGTCGACGGAGACATCCGCGACGCCGGGCTGCTTGCACCCTTCACCCGGGGCGAGGTGACGAAGAGCACGGCAACCGAGCAGAACCTGCTCGCGGCCTACACCTCGAGCGAGGTCGGGCGCATGGCGCGCATCCGCGACGCCGTTATCACCGGCATCGCCCGCACCTACAACGTGATGCTCTCGGTCGTCCTGGGCGACGACGCCGAGCCCCTCGCCCTGCCCAACCCCGTCGGCCCCACCATCCTCTCGGCCGACGACCTCACCGGCGACTTCGGCTACTGGGCAGTGGACGCGGGCACGACGCCGATGAGCGACCTCTCGAAGCAGCAGAGCCTCGAGCGCCTGGCCCCCGTGCTCGTGCAGCTCGGAGCCGACCCCGCCCTCATCCTCGAGGAGATGGTGCGCGTCTTCCAACTCCCCGAGAACCTTGCGACCCCTGCCCCACCTCCTCCCGCACCCGAGGCCGTCGCAGAGGCCGAAGGTGCACCCCTCCCGCCGGCGGCGTTGCCGCCTGGAGTCTGATTATGCCCATCTCCGTCGGCCCTTCCGTTCCCATGCGCGACGTCCCCCCCGAGCTGGCGATGCTCGCCGGGCAGGCCGACGCGGCCGTCGGTGACGAGCTCGCGATGCTCATGCAGCCCGCGCAAAGCCCGTACAACGTGAAGGTGCTCAACGCCCTCGCCAAGGCCGTTGCAGACGCTGCCCAGGTCATGGGCATCGAGGTGATGCCGGAGCAGTACGCCGAGGCCACCACCGAGCTCGAGCCCGACCTCGTGCGGTTCCTGTCGATGCTCTACGCGGCGGCCGACGACTTCGGTAAGCCGTTCCCCGTGGAACTTGCCGACGTGCGCCGCGACGCAGACCTGACTGCCATCACCGCGCACCTGCTCGAGCTGGCGAAGGACAAGGACTTCGAGGCCTTCCTTGATGCCCCCGTCGACGGTGAGCCCGAGGGCGAGGTCGACGTAGACATCAACATCGAGGCCCCCGACGGCGAGGAAGAGGAAGAGGAAGCCGACTTCGACTTCGGCGCACGCATGCGGCCTCGGGGCTGACATGGCCTTCGAGAGCCTGCGCGCACGATTCAAGAAGGCCTTCGGCTTCGGGGGCAGGGCTCGCACCGTGCTCCCCCGCAGCCGTGGGGCGCAGTACGTGCAGGCTTTCGGCGGTGACGTTCGCGCGACGCTCATCTCCGCCATCGAGCGAAAGCAGCCTGTCTCGTTTTATTATGACGACAAGTGGCAGCCCGACGGCGTGATCGGCAAGCTCGGCATGCGCATCGGCAACCCCCACGCCATGTGGGTCGGCGACAACGGCACGACGTATCTGCACATGTACGTCGACCCGCAGAGCGCCAGCGCCACCGGCGACCTCCCAGGCTGGCGCACGTTCATCATCGGCCGCATCCAAGGGCCGAGCATCCTCGAGCTCGGCACCCGCATCTTCGGGCGGCCGATTCAGTTCGTGACCGCGCCCGACTGGAACCCCGCCTATTACTCGGGAGTGGGCACCCCGATCGCACTCATCAAGTAGGGAGACGGACCTATGACCGAAGAGACAAGCGAGGCCCCCAGCCTCACCCCCGAGAGCAATGCGCCCCCGGTACAGAGCACCGCGCAAGCCGTGCTCGAGCAGGCGCAAGCGCAAGTTGCAGAGGCAGAAGCGAGCGACCAGGCCGCCGAGGCCGCCGAGGTCGAGGTCGAGACGACCAGCGACGAGGGCGAGACCACGACGAAGGGTCTCTCGTGGAACGATGCCTTGCGCCGCGTGCCGCCCGACATCGCGAAGCTCATGCGCAACATGCAGGGCGACTACACCCGCAAAACCCAGGAGCTCGCAGACCAGCGCAAGGAGCTCCTGCGCGAGCGCGAGGCCCTGCTCAAGGGGCGCGAAGCCGTCGAGGTGCCGGAAGAGGTGCCAGACTACGACCCCTTCGACGAGGGCACCATCAACGCCCGCATCGAGCGCGAGGTTGCCCGCCGTTTGCAGGAGGTGCTCGAGCCGATGCAACGCGAATACGAAGTCATGGCGGCCGAGGACTCCTACCAGGCGTTCCTCGTGGAACACCCCGAGTTCAAGACCGACGACAACCTGCGCAACGAGGTGCAGATTCTCCTCGAGGGCAACAACGGCCTCGACCTCGAGACGGCCTACTGGGCAGCCAAGGGCAGGCAGGCAAAGCACCAGGCCGCAGAGAACAAGCGGGCAGAGGCAGCGAAGCGCAAGGCAGCCAAGGAGGCCGCCCTCAAGGGCACCGGCTCGCCGCGCAGAGCACCGGGCACGGGCCGACCGCCAAAGGGCGACCTGCGCCGCATGAGCAACGCCGACCTGCTTGCCCTGGCGAAGAACATGAGCACGAACCGACGACGGTAGCAACGGCGACCCGCCTGCGCTACAGTGCGGGCAGAGCGTAGGGCACCCCTCCGTGGACCCTGCGGCCGAGCACCCGAGCACCGGGCACGCTTTACCGTAGAGTTCCACCATCCCATCGGAGGGCCACCACATGGCACCCCAGTCCGTTCTTACGACCACCCTGCAGCTCCTGCGGGACAAGTTGGTCGACAACTCCTTCCTCGCTCACCCCCTCATCCGCGCCATCGAAGAAGCCGGCAACCTCGTGCAGGTGTCGGGCGGTGCTCGGGTCGACCAGCCCGTCATCTTCGGCGACCACAGCAGCATCACCGAGCTGTCGAACGGCTTCGAGCCCGTCTCGATGGCGGTCACCGACCCCTTCAACACTGCGAAGTTTGAGTACTCCAACTTCACCCAGCCGATCATCTTGTCGGCCGTGGAGAAGGCTGCGAACAAGGGCGACCTCGCCGTTGTGAACATCCTTGAGAGCAAGATGAAGAACGTCATGCTTTCACTCAAGAAGGAAGTTTGCAAGCAGATCATCGCGGGCGACTCGTCCAAGATTACAACGCTGCAGACCCTCAACGGGAACGGCACCGCAGCGCTCGCCGCCAACTCTACCGGTTGGCTCGAGGGCGTTGCCCAGGCTGCCCAGGTCAACAGCGTCGGCGGTCTCTCCAAGGCCACCTTCCAGGCGCAGAACTGGTACAACCAGTTCACCGACGCGGGCGGCACCCTGGCGCTGGCGGATATCGACGAGATGTTCATCAACACCCAGCTCTACAACCCGAGCGGCACGACCCCCGACATCATGCTCATGTCGCCCAAGTGCTACGCGGCGTTCTTGAACCTCATGGACAACCGCATCCAGTATATTAACGTCAGCGACCGCGAGGGCTTGAACTCGCAAATGGTGGCCACCTACCGCGGGGCCCGCATTTACGTCGACCCGAACCTCGGCTTCACCGCCAACGGCGGCTCGGGCATGGGTGCGAAGGCCGTCTCGGCCTACCTGCTCAGCTCCGACACGTTCCAGTTGTACGTCGACACCGACGGCTTCTTCAACGTCTCCGACATGATGCCGGTCCCCGGCACCGCCACCGAGGCGGCTATGGTCTTCTGCCGTATGCAGCTCGTGACCGGCCACCTCGCATCCCACGCAATCCTTATCGACGCGGAGGCCTGAGCCATGGCAACGTCTACTCTCATTCAGTTCCTTGCCGAAGGCTCGGCAGGCGACACCAGCAACCGCCGCCAGGTCGAGACCTTCCTGGCTTCGGGCACCATCGCCGCCGGCGACTGGGTGCAGTTCGACTCGGCGAAGAGCGGGGCCGACGCCCTCCTCTTCGTCAAGGAAGCTGCAACGGTCGGCACCAAGGGCAACGCCGCCGCGTTCGGTGTCGCGCTCGAGGGTGCCGCCGCCGGTGAGCAGGTTCGCGCAGTCGTCGCCGGCTTCGTTGCCTCCGCTTCGGTGGCAGGCGCTACCGTCGCCGGTGATGCCCTCGTCGGCCCCATCGGCACCGCTGGGCAGGCCGAGATCGAGGTGCCCGGCACCACGACGGGCAGCGTGTGCGGCATCGCCCTCGATGCTGACACTGCCGGGTACGCACCCGTCTACGTCATCGCCAAGTTCTAAACCGCTCGGAGGTTGCCGATGAATCTCGGCCAGCTCGTCGACTTCGTCGGCAACCTTCTCGACTACGACCCCACCAACACCGCGTACCGCGAGCAGCTCGTCAACCTGCTCAACGACGCGCAGACCCGGTGCCTCACCGATAGGCCCTGGGCGTTCGCCATGCGCGACCGCGTGCTCAAGGTCTTCACCGACGGCTCGCAAGACATCGGCTACACGAACGGAACGGCGGTGCTCTCCGGCACCTTCGACTTCAACGCCTCGACCGTGACCCCGGGCAGTACGCTCACCGGGGCCGTGCTGCTCTTCACCGACAGCAACGGCGCAACGCACGAGCACACGGTCACCTACGTCGAGAGCGCCAGCGTCGCGCACATCGACCGCCCCTA